TATAGATAGATTTCAGGAGGTTTATACTCTTAATTTTCATCCTATTTCTGCAGGCACTGACTCTGTTAATCCTATATATAGTACAAATGATACATCTGATATAACAGATGGCTCTGTTGTTAGAATATATGACACAAGTCAATTAAATTTAAATGGATTAGACTTTGTTGTTGATAATGTAGTCACTAATACAAGTTTTAGATTAGCTAATTCTTTAGCTACTGCTCCTGGTGTAACAGCTGGTTCATCTGGAAAATATATGATGGTTGCATATTCAAAAGATTTGTATTTTTTCTTCAATAGAAACAAAATAAATATTTCAAATATTGTTAAAGGAACTACTACTACTATTAGTTTTGCTTCAGATCATAATTTAAAATGTAAAACTTTAACTGTTAAATTTATTATTCCTGCTGTGTATGGAATGGTTGAATTAGATGGCTTAATTGGGAATATACTTTCTATTACAGATAGTTCTATTGAAGTTGATATTGATTCTACAACATTTACTTCTTTTAAGTTTCCAACAAGTGCTGATTATCCATTTGAATATGCAGTTGCATTTCCATATTCAAATGATGGTTTTTATTTATCAGATGATTGTGATTATTATTCTTCTAAAGAAACAAAAGCATATGTAGCAATGGAACTTCAAGCAGGAACAACAATGCCTGCTGGATCATTAAATGATGAAATAAGATGGATTGCTTATAATGCTCAAGATGAAGACACTGATTTTTATGATCAATAAAAAGTAAAAAAAACAATTACCAATAGCGGACTATAAACGTCCAAATAAGGAGGCCGTATGGCAATAACAAATAAGAACTTAGAAATAAGAAAAAAGAAACAAGAACAGTCTGTATTAAAAGGACTAGAGCAGGAAAAAACGTTAGTTATTAAAAAGAAACGGTCTAGAGAAGAAATCTTTAAATATGATCATGAGATTGTAAAAGGATTATTTCATTTCAATGAGGTTCCTGGTGGCGTCTTACAGTTCTCTTTTAGGAAGTATAAAGAAGATTCTCCTATGAATTACAGTCTTGAAGATGGAAATGTTTATGAACTTCCTAGAATGGTTGCCAAACATTTAGCAACTTCTGGAGGATATCCTGTTCATGAATATCAATCAGATACAAATGGAAGACCTATTGTCAAAATCGGAAGAAGAAGAAGGAGATATTCATTTGAATCTTTAAGCTTTCAGGATGATAATGATGTTCTAGTTGCTAATACTAATTTATATACTGTGGAGAAATACTAAAATAACTCCACTATAATCTTTGAGGAGGGATTGCATGTCAGATTTTACATTGTCTTCATTAACTCAAATAAGGAAGAAGGTGCGACGTTTGACGCGTAATCCTTCTGTTAATCAGATTTCCAATTCAGAAATAGATGATTACATTAATAATTTCGTTCTTTATGATTTCCCAGCTCTAGTAATGCAAGACAAACTAAAAACTACTTTTACTTTCTTTACTGAACCTGGTATCCGTGAATATCATTCAGTAATAGGACCCCTAAACATAACCAAACAGTTTTATCACTTTAATGATTACTACATAAATGTTATAGCTCCTGTTTATATTGCTGGAAACCTTGGAAACTTTACACAATCTAAAGAAGAATTCTATTCGATGTATTCTCTTTCAGAAACAGAATTCACTCTAGGCACTGGAAACGGTATTAACACTATCTTTACAGGTACTTTAATTGCGCCTCCTGTAGTAAAATACTATGTGACTGTAACTTCTAAAAATAATGGATCCCAACTTCTTCTTGAAGATAATGGTAAGGGAGACTTAAAAGGAGATACTGGCGGAGCAAGTACTGTAGATTATAATACTGGTGCAATATCAGTTCAGTTTAATAATCCTCCTGATAACGGTGAATCTGTAACTGTTAGATATGTACCTTATGTTCCTGGTAGACCTGATACTATTTTATACTATAACGGTTCTATCTTTTTAGGTCCTGTTCCTGATGATTCATATCGTGTAGAGCTAACAGTAATAAAAAGACCTTCAGAGCTATTAAATATTCCTATTGTGACTCCAATGCCTGAATTATCTCAATGGTGGCAATACATAGCTTATGGTGCCAGTATTAAAATATTACAAGACAGAGGAGATCAAGAGACTGTGGCAAAATTAGAACCTGAATTTTATAGACAGGAGATTCTAATTAATCGTAGAACTATTTTACAGAATTCAGGTCGTAGGGCTTCTACTATTTTTGCCCCAACTTTTAATTCAGGAGATGAATAATGGCATATGAAAAAGATACACCACAAAATATCAGTGAGATTTTACCTGTAAGTCAGGAAAAGATTAGAAATAATTTTAATGAGATAGAAACTTTAATATCTCAAGATCATGAAACGTTCGGAAACGCTTCTCAGGGAAAACATAAACGTGTAATTTTCTCCCAACAAGCAGCAGATGTTTCTACGGCGGCAACTGAAATGGCTCTTTATACAAAGGATAACGGTGGATCTCCAAATATTTACCTTAGAAAGGAAAGTAACTCTACTATTTATAATATTACACCTAATGATACTAATCACGGTAGTAATGGTAGCGAGACTCTTCCTTCGGGATTAACCTTAATGTGGGGCTCTGCTGTAGCTACTGGCACAGGTGTAGTTATAACCTTCCCTAATGGAGGATTTTCAACTGAGTGCTATAAAGTAAATGTGTCTAGAAATGGTGTTGCTGGGTCTGTTACAGAAGTTTACGTTGTATATGGCTCTATTACCAAAACACAGTTCACTGCTGAAGCAAGAAAACCAGATGGGTCAGATTCAACAGCTAATATAACTTACTTTGCAATAGGTAAGTAATATGGATGAAATGGGAAACGGTGGATTCGACAAGTTTCTTATTGCACCGTATAAAAGTGGTTTGCGTAGAGACCTTGAAACATGGCTAACCCCTAGAGATTCTTTTCGTATCTTACAAAATGTAAACATTAAACGTGGTAAATTTGTTAAAAGATTCGGCGAAGAACTTATAGGTAATAGCCATGAAAAGTCTAGAGCAAGAGTTAAAGTCGGAGTAACTGATGCTGCAGGCGGTCCAACTGCAGGTAATGTACCAGGAACAATATGGAAGGTTGGGCAGATTTTCACTATAGGAAATGATGTTTACACCGTAGAGTTATCCGGATTGCAGACTATGCTTACAACTAGCGCTACCGGTGTTGGTACATTCGATACTTCTAACGGGTCTTTTACTTTCAATAACACTGCAAACTCTGTAGATATTTACTGGTATCCTGCTGAACCAATAATGGCTATTTCTCATTATGAAAAAGGGCCTGTAAATGAACATGAAACATTTGTATTCGATACGCAGTTTATTTATAAATACAATGGCAATTCTTTTGATAAAGATACAACTCAACCAACTCCTTTTAAAGGATCTGATACAAATTTCTTCTGGTCAACCAATTTTATAGGTGCCTCTAGAGATAATATCGCACTATTTATAACTAACTTTAATGCAAAATACCCAACTCCATCTGCCTCAGATGATAATATGTTCTATTATGATGGCTCTAACTGGAATGATTTTTCAGTTTTAACAAAGTTTAATAGTAACCAAGATCTAATAATCTCCGCTAAGATAATTATTGCCTGGAAGGATAGGTTATTTCTTTTAGGTGTAATAGAACGAAATGTATCTACTACAACAAATACAGCTTTTCTCTCTAGAGTAAGGTATTCCCACAATGGATCACCACTATCAGCAACTGCATGGTTACAAGGTAAGACAAGTTATGCTGGAAACGAAGCAGATGGTGGAGGGTTTATAGATCTTCCAGTAGAAGAAGAAATAGTATCTGCAACGATTATCAAAGATAGATTAATTGTTTATTGCGAAAGAAGTACCTGGGAACTTATAGCAACAGGAAACCCTGCTATTCCATTTACATGGGTAGGAATATCTACATCAGCGGGCTCAGCTTCTACATTTTCTACTGTAGATTTTGATAATGAGTCTGTAACAATATCTATAAATGGTATATATGCATGTAATGGCTCTGATGTGGCTAGAATAGACAGACAGATTCCAAATGAAGTCTTTTCTTTTTTGAAAACCTCTACAGGAACATCTCGAATACAAGGGATAAGAGATTTTTATAATGATCTTGCGTATTGGTCTGTATTAGATTTCGCAGATGCAAAAACGCATAGGTTCCCAAATAAGTTATTAGTCTTTAATTATATAGATAAGTCATGGTCTATGTATGATGATACGATTACAGCATTTGGATATATAGAACAAACATCATCAAAGGATTGGTCGTTCGGTAATTGGGATATATCAGGAGGATGGGGAACGTACTACCAACAAGGAGACTCACGATTCATACTGGCCGGTAATCATCAAGGCTTTCTTTTTAAGGTTAATAATGAACTTCCAAAAAATGCCCCAGTTATGACAGTTGCAAAAGTAACTATCACATCCGGAAAAGCTTATTTATTAATACCAAGTCATAATATTGCAGATGGTGAGTTTATCTACTTTGAGGACCAAAATCTTTCCTACAATAACGATGGAATATTTAAAGCAAGATATTTAGATGAAAATAATATAGTGATAGAAGGAGGGAATATTGCTGGCACCTATCTCGGTGGAGGAACTGTTACCAGAGTAAGTAGAATTACAATGCAATCTAATGAATGGAATCCATATGTCCAAACAGGAGACCGCTTATACCTTTCGAAAATAGATTTTTGTGTTACCAATACAATTGATGGAGAAGTAATCGTAGATTACGATCTTGACTCTCTAGGATGGAGCTTTATAGAACATGGAGTTAACTCAGGAGCAATTCTGGGAAATAATGTATTAGAGATGCACGCATATAAAGATATAACAATAGAAAAGTTCAAAGATACGCTATGGAGAACTATTTATTTTCAGGCCTCTGCTGATTTTGTAAATATAGAAATAACATTATCAGATGACCAGATGGTAAATAAGAACATTTCAATGTCTCCATTTGAACTTCAAGGTATGATTCTTTACACCTCTAGGGAAAATCAATGAACGATATAATAATAACTCGTAAACTTGAAACATCTCAAATCATGAAGATGTATCCAGATTCATTAGAGTTTAAAGAATATTTAATAAAACTAGTTAGAACTATTAACTCTTTAATAGATACTGTTGATAATAAACAAGGTGGCTTATTTAATCATTTAGAGACTGTCTCAGGGAATAAATATACTTTTGATACCTATGATACCTCAAAGGGATCTTTGTTGCTTGTAGTTGATTTTGGAGCGCTTCCAAATAATACAGTAAAATCAGTTGCTCATGGATTAGATTCCTCTTGGAGTTATAAATTTGTAAAGATATATGGAGTAGCTTCTAATTCTAGTACTAAAAATTATATACCAATACCATATGCATCCAGTACTGCATCTAAGATTGTAGAATTATATGTTGATAGTACTAATGTTAATATTAAGACCGGTAAAGATATGACTTCATTTGATACAACATATGTAATTTTAGAATATTTAGAGTAGGAGAATCATGAACGAAACATATATGCCAATATTTCGTAACCAACGAAGTATGAATCAACCTTTAGTTTCGGGTGGCAATTCAGTTGCTGCTGGCAATTCAATTGCAGGCGGTAATTCAATTGCAGAAGGTAATGAACCAGCATTTACAACTTACAGTAAAAAAATAGGGAAAAGATCTTTGTTTAATGATAGACCAAAGATGTTTGTTTCTCCGCGGTTTACAACTAATCAGCAAGAAATGATAAATCAGATTATACAGCAAGCACAACGGGGGCTTCAGGATCCATATGAAGGATTTCAACCTCTTATTGATGAAGCAATGTCTAATTTCTATACAAAGACAGTACCAACAATAGCAGAGAGATTTACATCTATGGGTCAAGGTGCTCAAAGATCTAGCGCTTTTCAAGCAGCATTAGCAGAAGGAGGAGGAGATCTTAATAGAAGTCTTTTAGCTGAAAAAGCAAGGTATGGATTACAAAATAAAACTGTATTGAGTAATCTTTTAGGCATTGGAATGCAACCAAGTTATGAGGCTTCTTATATGCCTGGTGGTCCAGATGCAGCTGGTAGAACAATATCTAATGTTGGAGGAATAGCAGCTAGTCTTTTAGGTAAATATTTAGGCGGGTTAATATAAGGAGGTTTTCATGCAAATACTTAACAAAGAACAGTCTTTTTTAGATATGCTTACCGATAGAGTAGTTGAAGGTTTTACAGGTGGACTATCTAAAGGTAGAAATTTAAAAGGTCAACGTAAAGCTTTTGAGGCTTTAGGCTTAACAGAAGATCAAGCAAAGGCTATATCCAATTTAGATCCAAAAATGCAACAATACGCAATTGATAAAATACTAGATATTAATAGAGGAAATAAAACTGCAGAAGCATGGAATAGAGCAAGAAATGCACAAGAGAAGGCTAGAACTGCTTCTAAAAAGAATGTTGCTTCTTATTCAAATAAAGGTGTTGCAAGCGGAGAAACATTGCCAGAGATTGAACAATCTCAGGTTAAACCTGCACCACAGGTTGAACAACCTCAGGTTGAACAACCTCAGGTTGAACCTGCAGCGACATCTTTTATAAAATTGTTACAAAAAGGAGAATCTGTAACCCCTCAGGACTATGACATTTTAAACAATGCTATAAATAACCCTCCAAGGTTCGGTTTACAGTCCTTATTGTTCCCAAATGCTCAAGGCCAGGATTATCCTGGACAGGCTCAATCTGCTGCACAACAACCTATACAACAAGCCGTACAGGATTATCCTGCTGGACAGGCTCAACCTGCGGTACAGGCTCAGGCTGCTGGACAGGTTCAACCTGCCGTACAGGCTCAGGCTGCTCAGGCTGCACGACAGGCTGGTTTAGTTAATATGTTGAGTAATAATGATACAAATTACGAGACAATGGTTAATGCGATAATGAATAGTAATCTT